ACAGGGCTACTATGGACTTAAAAGCGCATCTGTTACTACAGAGTTGCATAACAAATCAGATGCCATCTTGCAGGTAAATCGATATCTTGACCTGCGCTCATTACCTAGAACTTCTTTATCGAGTTTTACTATTGAACTAGATTCAAGCCTGGTCACTAATGCAGACCGAGACACGTTTTTGGCTGGAATGATGGGCGAGCCTATTGAGATCGATAACCTGCCTTTAGCCATCAAGAACCGAATCTATCGAGGATTCGTTGAAGGCTATTCCTTTCAGATCAGTCGAACTCAAATGACCATGACTTTGATTACTAGCGACTATACTTATTCCATTGCGCCAACGCGATGGCAGGATGTGGTAGCGACCCTTAGATGGAACGCTGTCCCAGCCTCAAAGACTTGGGTAACTTACGATGACTAGGAGAACAAATGGCAACTAGCCCGAATTATGGGTGGACAGAACCCGACGACACCAGTTTCGTTAAAGATGGTGCCTTGGCTATGCGTACTCTTGGAAACGCAATCGACTCATCACTTAATGACCTACAAATCCTACTGCTCATGGGGGCGCGCTAATGGCTACAACACCAAAAACCATATTTAGAGGAGCTGCTACTACAGGAAGCACAACTCTCTATACAACACCAGCATCAACAACGGCGGTAGTAACTAACATTGTTGTTACAAATACCTCTTCATCTGCTCAAACATTTAGCATTGCCTTGGCTACAACATCTCTGCATACAACAACAACCATTGCTGCTAACTCATCAATTTATATTGATCTAAAGCAGATTCTGGTTGCAACTCAAACTGTTACGGGTTTTGCATCGGCAGTAACAGTTAACTTTCATATTTCAGGAGTGGAGATCGTTTAATGGCAATTAACACAATACCTACAAACGATCCTAAAACTCCTAGACGTTTAACTCTTACATCTGGCACATCATGGGTGGTGCCTACTGGTGTGACTTTTGTCAATGTCACTTTGACAGGAGGTGGGGGCGGTTCTGGTGGTGGTTCAACTGCTGCTGTCGATACTGGCGATGGTTGCGGTGGATCGGTCATTGTTTCTAATTTGACAACAACTCCAGGCGCATCTATTACTTATGCAATCGGCGCAGGAGGTACTGCTGGAGCAGCTGGTCCTGGACCAACAGCAGGTGGCGCTGGTGGTACAACTACTTTTACTGGTGCAACATCTGCAGTCGGTGGAACTGGTGGTCGCACAAATACAACTGCTGGAGTTGCGGGCACAGCCCAAGGTATGGCGAATAATGGTGCAACAGGTTCGGCAGGTAACGCATCAAACGTCGCAGGTGCAGCTGGTGGAGCAGGCAAAATCGAGATTGAATACTGGGTGTAAAAATGGATAGATTATTTGCAGTTATTGAAAACGATAAAGTTGTTAACGTCATTGTCGGAGTTGAGGATTCAGTAGTAAAAGCCAATCCTGGCAAGTATATTGAATATACTAATGGTTGGACTCATCCAGATGGAATCGATGGAGGAGAGTTCTTTCCTCCTAAAGAATTGACTAATGCCAAAACCGCGACTAAGTAAAGCTGCGATTCAACTACGCGAGCAGATTGATGACAGTTTCCCAGATCGAGACAGAACATCTGATGGGTGGATCGCTGATAGCCGACACTCTAAGGTTAAGTCTCAACACAATCCAGATGCTCAGGGATGGGTTCGCGCCATCGACGTTGACTCTAATCTCGACAAGTCGCGTGGGACATCCGTATATCTTGCGGATCAGTTACGAGCCTATGGTCGCAAGCATGGACGAATTGACTATGTTATCCACATGGGCAAAATCTGCTCACGAAAATCCCTTTGGCGATGGGTCAAATATCGCGGCATCAATGCCCACACCCATCATATCCACATCTCTTTCAAAAAAGATCAAGATGAAAATAGTAAGTTTTATCAAATCCCGATGCTTGGAGGAACCGAATGAAAATCAATAACCCTTATGTCCTAGCCCTTGGTGCATTTCTTGCAGCTTGGTCTGCCACTAATTTTGACATCGACTATCGCGCAGTCCTACTTGCCATCGTTTCAGGCATTTTCGGATATGCAACTCCTAAAAGGTAATGAGTGCCAATGACTGGGCAGGATTCATTCTTGCTATTGTCTCGACGATTGCTGTATTTCTTGGCGGTTTGCGTTATCTGGTTCGCGGTTGGTTGTGGACTCTTACACCGAATGGTGGCTCATCTCTCGCTGACCGATTGGCAAGAATAGAGACACGCCAAGAACAGATGATGGAACTGCTAGAGAAGTAAGGGACACTTATCCACATGGCAAGAAAAGCAACTAAGGCGTTAGAGGAACAAGGCTACTCAAAACTTGATGCTTACTGCATTGGGCTTTACGAGTACTTTTGCAGCTTGAAGCGAGCAGGGTTTGCCGAAGATGTTGCCATGTTCATGATTACAGAGCCACAGGCTTACCCGCATTGGATATTGCCTGACCCTATTGCGCCTGAAAAGTTTGGCGATTACGAAGATGAGGATGACGATTAAGCGAATAGTCGTAGTCTCGGACTTACAAGTCCCTTACCATGACAGGGTTGCCACTCGTAACCTTGCTAGTTTTATTCAGAAGTTTAAGCCAGATCAAGTAGTGACTATTGGCGATGAGATTGACCTTCCCCAGATAAGCAAGTGGGAAGAAGGGCGCATGGGCAGTTATGCTCAAACGCTCGACGATGATCGTAACGAGGCTGTTCAGCTGCTCTGGGAATTAGGCGTTACTGACTGCATAAGGTCAAACCATACAGATCGTTTGTATAACATCATCATGGCTAAAGTGCCTGCCTTTGGCGCTTTGCCTGAATTGCGCTTTGAAAAGTTTATGAAGTTTGATGAACTGGGTATTACCTTTCACAAGAACCCTATGCCTATTGCTCCTGGCTGGATTGCAGTCCATGGCGATCACACACCAATCAAGCCACAAGGGGGCTTATCAGCCCTTGAAGCAGCCCGTAGGCATGGCAAGAACGTCATCTCAGGACATACTCACAGGGCCGGCAGATCAGCCTTCTCAGAGGCTTCTGGAGGGCGTATAGGGCGTGTTCTGCATGGTGTCGAGGTAGGTAACCTGATGGACTTCAAGCAGGCTGCATATACCAAAGGCGTGGCTAATTGGCAGCAAGCGTTTGCGATCATTTATGTGAACAAAGCAAAAGTCCAGGTGGACATTATTAACATCGAGAAGGACGGCACGTTTATCGTTGCTGGAAAGTCCTACGGCAGGGCGCGTTAAATCGTTATCGTTTTGTTATCTAAGAAACGGGTAATTTTCTGCTAAATGTGAGACATTAATCCATGTCAGACCCCAAACAACTGACACGGGAGCAAAAATGAATCAACTATTAACAAATCATGTTTTAAGTACAGCAGCTGATTATGTAGCAAAAGGCTGGAAAGTATTGCCATTAAAGCCAAAATCAAAAGATCCACATTTTGACCTAATCAAGCGAGCATATCTTGATGCATCAAATGACATGGATATTGTTAATTTCTGGCACAAGATGGATCCGAAGATGAATATCGGCATCGCTTGCCAGCCTTCTGGCTTGGTTGTGTTTGATGTCGATTTCCGTAATGGTGGCGAGATTATCGAGGAACTGACGCCAACATTCACAGTCAAGACAGGCGATGGATTTCACTTCTACTACAAGGCACCAGTTGAGACATTGTTTCGCGGTACTTTGCAGGAAGGCATTGACATCAAGTGGAAGGGTTATGTTGCAGCTGCTCCATCAATCCATCCAAACGGCAAGGAATATGAAATCGTAAACAGTATGGAGCCACAACTTATTAATGAGGATCTACTAGAAATGGGAGCAAAGTAAATGAGTTTCGAAATGCCAGTTATCGTTTTATTAGTAGCTGCTAATGTTTTATGGTTTATTGTTGGCTGGGGCAAGGGCTTTACGGAGGGCAAACGAGAAGGATTGATCGTTGCTAAGAATTTTCAGCGTGTGAGTGAAAATGCGCGCTAATGACATCCTTGACGAAGCAAAAGACCTTATCCAAGACCGAGGTAAAGATTACGGCTTGGCAGCTCTCAATCACCTTCGAATCGCCAAACTCTGGTCAGCCTATCTTGAACGCAACATCGAGCCTCACGAAGTCGCAATCTGTATGGCACTTGTCAAAATCTCACGCTTACAAGAAACGAGCCTCCACGCAGACAGTTACAAGGACGGCTGCGCATACATTGCGCTCGCTGGACAGATTGCATCAACTGATTGGAGTGACCTTGACAGTTATTAAATCTGCTCCTGGAGTCTGGTGCGATTACTGCAAAACCAGATATGGAACAAATAGCATACTTGGGCAAAAGGCAGCTAGTTACACAGTTATTAGCAATCACCCAAAGAGCCAAGTCGTTAGACGACATTATTGCAACGCCTGCGCCATCGATGTCCAGTCGTGGGCAGATGGAACAGTCTGGTCATTACCAGAGCAAACCGATTACCTAATGAAACAAGAGGAGTTACCGAGTGTTTAATTTAGCCGATTACGAAACAGTTGAAACACGTTTGGAAAAGTTCATCAAGGACTTTCCAGACTTTCGCATAAGTACAGAACTGGAGTCATTTCAGAATGATCGATTTATTGTTAAAGCGTACCTATATAGAACTTTCGCAGATGGCGTGGCATTTTCGACAGGATACGCTGAGGAGAAGGTTACTGATCGTGGTGTTAATTCAACTTCAGCGCTGGAGAACTGCGAGACTTCAGCGATCGGTCGCGCACTTGCAAACGGCGGTTATGCAGCTAAAGGCAAAAGACCTTCAAGAGAGGAAATGAGCAAGGTCGAACGATTAAGCGCAAAAGACATTGCCAAGGCTAAGGAAGTGCCAAGTTTTAAGACTAAAGAGGAAGCACTAGCTGCTGATCCTTGGAGCAATGAACCTATTTATGGCGATGTTACTAAGCCTCCAGCAGTAACAGTTGCAGAGGCAATGGACAACATTTCACATATTCTGGGAGTCATCAATGAGGAAAATTGTGAACATGGCGTTATGAAATGGAAAGAGGGCGAGAAGAATGGGCGTGCTTGGGGTGGATTCTTCTGTCCAGGCGGAAACGTAGCACCAGCGCAAAACTGCCCTACTCGTTGGTACAACATGGCATCATCTGGTAAATGGGAGAAACAGAAGGCGAGAGTGTAATGGGATTTGTTGAAGTTAAAGTGAATGGGCAATGGATGAATCTTATGCACCTGACTTTAAGATGTCAGTTATGCAACGAGGAAATCATTTTGGCTCATGTTGCGAAGATTGAAAACGCTGATGCTCCAGTCAATGCGACTTGGACTTGTAAGAGATGTCATTCAGTCAATGGGTAAGCAAGATTTAATTCATTACTTGTATTTGGCTGTTGCCATATTAGCTGCATGGGGCGGTTATGTCATGGGAGTCAGTCATTCCTGCTAATCATCGTAAACATCGAGGATATCGAACGCAAAAGGTTATAGCGGATTATTTGAAACGATGGTGGGAATACGCTGATACTGCTGGTGCTGGTCGCCAAGGTGAGGATATCCTGAACATCCCAACAGTAAGTATTGAGGTCAAAGCCCGGGCAGACTTCCAACCCTTAGCGTGGATTAAGCAAGCGGAATCAAATGCCAATGGAAAACTACCAATGGTCATAATGAGATGCAATGGACAGGGCGAGGATGCTGGACAATAC